TAGTGTCGATGTTGTCATACACCGCAGACGTTAAAAAGCCCCGCTTCGGCTGGTCGCCTGTCCCCAGTTCTGACTGGTCGGCCCACCATGCGGTCTCCGCGCCTTTTGCGGTGTTCTCGATGCCCAGCTGGAGATCAGATTCCTGTTTCCGTACCCAGTACTGGTACCGCATCCCCGCATAGCGCATCTTCTTCGTCTGACTGTTTATCGCCCTGACGTTTGCCCGCACGATTCGCAGAACGTACTTGGCCACGTCTTTCATGGCGGCTCTGGTCAGCTCCGTAATAAGGTAATTCGCCCTGTCTACCGACTCAACGAACGTCACGCCGTCCTTGGAGATCTTCGTGACGGATTTCGGCATCGGCATCAGTATTTACCCATCGTCAGCTCGACGATCTGATCATCACGGATGAAGACGTTCAAGACGTTGTATCTTTTCCCTCGGAACTCCACGATCTTCTCGTCATTGTATTCCGCGATGTCCTTTAACAGGAGTTTGCATTCCGGGTTCAAGCCCGTGGCCAGAGCGTCGATTTTCCGTTTGAGACCTATGGACTGGTATTCGACAAATACCGTCCGATATGATTCTGTTGGGATGGCGTCCCCGACAGTGTTTACCGTGTAGACCTCGGCGACAAGGACGGCAGTGTCCGCAAACAGCATATCCTCACCCCCAGATGGTATATCCAGTGGATGTTGAGAGCTGGGCCTTCTGCTCGTCGTAAGACCGCTTCAGCCTGTCGAAGTCTGCGGGAGAGCCGAAGTGGATGGTGCAGTAAGTGATGACCGCCCGTCTGATCAGAGGGTCATCCGTGTCCCGCTCCGCAACACCAGCGATACCGAGATCCAGCAGAGCAGCAGAGATCAGCCCGTTGAGCTGGTTGTCATATGCTGTTGTAGTCAGTCGGAGGGAAAGCTTTACCTCGTCAAGGAGCGTCCATACCGGCTCTGTGGTGACGGGAGTGACAACGTCTGTTTCTGTTGTCACTGCGTCCGTGGTGATGATTTCTTCGTCCATTTACTGACTCCCCATAATGAGATTGTCTTTCCAACGCGCCTCGTCCTCCGGCCAGACGGCATTATGCCCGATGTGTCCGCATCTTACTGTCGGTTCGCACCAGATCTCCATGCCCAGCTCAAGCACTCTGTGACAGAACGCTATGTCCTCTCCGAACTGCGCCAACGGGCAGAAGCATGTTTTGTAATGCATCTGCACCTGTTTGAGGATGTCCGTTGTGATGAGGACGCATCCGAACCCGCATGCCTCGATACGGAACGTGCGCTTCGGATACTCTTCAAATCGCTCTATGTTTTTCTCAGAGCAGTGCTTGAAAATGCAGGAGGCGTATCCGGGCCGTCTCTGGTGGTAGATGCCTGTTACAAAGCTTTTCTTCGCTTCCAGTAGGTCATCAAGGATCGTCGGCTGGAATATCATGTCTGAATCCAGCCATAGGACATGCGTGAAGTCCTCGTTTATGGCTTTACACGCAAGCCTGTCCCGTGCCACATACACAAGCGTTCCGGAGATTATGCCCACCTCAAAGCGGACGCCATCGTCTTTCAGCTTGTTCGTAAGGTTGACCAGGCACTTCATGAAATCCACATGGACGAAATCAAGCGTCGGAATGGCAATCAAGAGTTTCATTTTTTTGTTGTCTTTCTCGGCTTCGTCGCCGTCTTGGGGGGTTCTTCTTTGAACTCCTCCGCACTCCTTATAGACAGCAGAAAATTAGCCTCGGCGGGAGAGACCTCGACGATCTCCCCCGCTTTGTGCTTAATCTTCGCGTCTCTTAACAGACGCACTTTCATGATCAGGTGGTTCCGCTGGGCTTCGCGATGTTGCAGAAGTGGCCCGGGCCGGTCACGGCGTGAGCGGCGTAGACGCGGCCAACGACCTTCACGAGATCCTTCTCGGCCTCGGTCAGCTCATCCCACTTGATGATGATGTCATCGCCCTCCGGGAAATTAAACTGCATGCCGGACAGATCGCCCACGATGGCGTAGACCTGGTTGGCAGTGGCGGTGGAGTAGGCGGGAAGGGCAGAGGTGTAGACCTTGGTGTACCCGGCGAACGGGTCGATGGCGAAGCTGCCCGCCGCATGCGCCTCAAGGAACTCGACCTCGGACAGGCGGTTCAGGAGGACAACGACGTTCTCGGCCTCGTCGGACAGGTTCGCGGCGGCGGTGGGGATGGCGGTCAGGCTGGGAGCAGCCGTGATCTTCGCAACGCCGACGGCGCTGTCGCTGCTGGAAGTGGAGGCGGACTTGATGTCGTCGACAGCAAGGGCGGCCTCTTTCTTCGCGATCTGGTACGCCAGCTCGTCGTAGACGTAACGGACGAAGGCTTCGCCGCCCATAGCGACGGCCTCGTCACTGAGTCTGATCCACTTCTTGATGTTTGCGGGCACCATGTTCACGATGCCCAGGGTGAGGGACTCCTCGGTCGGAGCGCTGGTGCCCTCGACGTGGACATAGGCAGGATCGGCGGACAGCTCAAAAGCGACCTTCAGGTTGCCCTTGATCTCGGTGCGGCGCACACGGCTCATGATGCCGTCGCGCTCCCAGGCGGTGCGGATGATCTCATCGACGATAACAGGCACGGGGACGTCGCCGCTGACGTTCTCGGTCAGCAGGGCGCGGCACTCGCGGTCGTCTTCGGTCTTGATGTACCGGGCAAAGGCATCGATGTACTCTTTGCTGGCACGGACTTCGGCGTTGGTCATGGTATTTTCTTCCCTTTCTTCTTTGATTGCGGCGATCACGTCGCCGGCGCCGGACGCCACAGCGTCACGGATGTTCTGCCGCCTCTCTTCGGCGGCTTTACGGGATTCGAGTTCCGCGTTAATGGCGCGGACTTCCTCTTCAAGGGCGTTAAGGTCGGCATCAGGAGAATCCAGCTCGGCGGGAATAGCCGAACGGCGCTCCATCAGCTCCTCAACCGTCATTTCGGAAAAGTTCATTTGCTTACCTCCGTAAGGATTCTGATGCGCTGCTTGCGCTTCTCAATCTCAGCAAGGCGGGTGCGTTCGCTCTCCAGCGATTCCCGTGCGCTCTCCAGCGCATCGGAAAGACCCCTCGTCTGGATCGAGGTCTGAGAATAAGCCGGGAACGTGACCGCCGACACCTCAAGCACCTTCGCAATGGAGCGGATGTGCCGCAGAGGGTGGTCGGTGTCCACGTTATCCCAGGCGTCTCCATCAACGGAGAACATGAAGGACATACCGGTAATGTCCCCGCGTCCTACCGCAGAATACAGATTTCTCGCATCCGTGTTGTTCTCGGTATCGAGATCCACGCGGATGGCCATGCCGGTTCCGTCCACGCTCATCTGCATGGTGGAGTTGGCATTATTGTTGCGACTCCTCGCGAGAGGAATCATGTCGGTATTGTGGTTGACCAAGAATCGCACGTCCTTCAGATCCGTGGCGTCCAGTGCGCCCTGTTCGATTACCTCGTCATACCATCCGAGGTCTGTCCTCTGGCCGAAGACGATAGGGCGTCCGGAAAGAAAGTGTCCGTGTTCCTCGTTCTCTTCCGCCCTGACCTCGAAGTCAAAAGCCCTGATCTCGGTTTTCATTGTTTCACCTCTTTACTTATGGGAATCTCCCCGCCTGTAACTAAAGCAAACAGTGAGATTCTTTAATTAGGCGGTTGTAAAACTCCCCAACTGCACAATGAGTCAAGCAAGTCAAAACTGAGCCGCCGCAGTTTAATGTGTAGTCCATCCGAAGACCAATTTGGAAGAAGCTCTTGTACACACCTTGCTTCTTTTGTCTGCCGTATCCTACATCAATCTCCTGCGTGGAACGCAAGACTTCGGATACGGGAAACATTAAGTTGATATTGTTGTTTCACTGGTTTCCCCGTTGATTGCCTGTTCAAGCCCAAGTTTGAGACTTTCAAAGAAAGGATTTGTGTGTTCCGCTTCAAGCCAATCAAACCACACGTTTATGCAACAATGGTTTTCGGGTTTCTGCTTGCACTTGTCATACAAATGGCACCAGTCGGAACAGCCCGTGTGTTCGGCAATCCACGTTGACAGTTTTTCGTTTGGTAAACTGCGGATAAAATCACCGTTTGTCATGATTCTTTGCCCGTAGGCCAACCCCCTGTTTCGAGGTATTCAGAAAACTGATTAGCCTGTGCTGTATTGATGTTCCATGTCGGCGTGAAC